CACAGGGACAACGATGCAATCTGCAAATACATTTTATCCAATTATAAGCATTCGTTTGAAATCTAATAATCTAACTGGTGTAATGCTCTTGAGATCATTGCAGGCAGCAACTGATGATAATACGAATGTTTATTGGCAACTTCTACAAAATGCAACACTGACTGGAGGAACTTGGGTAAATCACCCAGATCCAAACTCCTTTATGCAATATAATATCACTCAAACTGCAGTATCTGGTGGAAGTGATCTTTTGAGTGGTTTTGTAATTAATGGTAGTGGTGCATTAGTTGATCTCGATATTAAAGCAGCACTTCAGTTAGGTAGAAGTGGCATTGGAACAATTAGTGATACTTACACTCTTGTTTGTGCAAGTCCTAATACTAACAAAAAAGCACTTGCAGTTCTGAACTGGATTGAGCAAAGGTAATTTTTTATGAGTGAACAGTATCTTGGTAATCCACTATTAAAAAAAGCAAACACCCCGATTGAATTTACACAAGAGCAAATTATTGAATTTGTAAAATGTAAAGACGATCCTGTTTATTTTGCGAATAATTATGTAAAAATTGTTACTCTTGATCATGGACTGCAGACGTTCAAGCCATACCATTTTCAAGAAAAATTAATTAATAATTTTCATAAACATAGATTTAATATTTGCAAAATGCCCCGTCAGACTGGTAAGTCTACTACTGTGGTTTCTTTTCTATTACATTATGCTGTTTTTAACGATAATGTAAATATTGGTATTCTTGCAAACAAGGCAGCGACTGCAAGAGAACTTTTAGATAGATTGCAAACTGCTTATGAGAATTTACCAAAATGGATGCAGCAAGGTATCATATCATGGAATAAAGGTTCTTTAGAGTTAGAAAATGGATCAAAGATTCTGGCTGCTTCTACATCTGCAAGTGCTGTCCGAGGCATGTCATTCAATATCCTGTTTCTCGATGAGTTCGCTTTCGTTCCGAACCATATCGCAGATTCCTTCTTTGCATCTGTTTATCCTACTATTACTTCTGGTAAACAAACAAAAGTAATTATAGTTTCTACCCCACACGGTATGAATCATTTTTACCGCATGTGGCATGATGCGGAAAAAGGTAAAAACGAGTACATTTACACTGATGTTCATTGGTCCGAGGTTCCGGGTAGAGATGAAGAGTGGAAAAAACAAACAATTGCAAACACCTCAGATCAACAATTCAAAGTTGAGTTTGAGTGTGAATTTTTAGGATCCGTCGATACGTTGATTGCTCCAAGCAAACTCAGGAACCTCGTATACGACCACCCTAAGACACGTAGCGGCGGTTTAGATGTACATTTGGATGCAGAGGAAGAACACGATTATATCGTTACTGTAGACGTTGCTAGAGGCGTAGGAAACGACTATTCAGCCTTTGTAGTCACCGACATTACACAATTTCCACATAGAATTGTTGCAAAATATAGAAACAATGAAATCAAACCTATGCTATTTCCGAGCATAGTTCATGAGGTTGCAAAAAATTATAATAATGCATATGTGCTATGCGAAGTCAATGATGTTGGAGATCAAGTAGCAAGTATTCTTCAATATGACTTGGAATATCAAAATCTACTTATGTGCTCTATGAGAGGCAGAGCTGGTCAAATTGTTGGGCAGGGTTTTTCTGGTAAGAAAACCCAGTTAGGGGTAAAAATGTCCAAGACTGTTAAAAAAGTTGGATGCCTCAATCTCAAAACTATGATTGAAGAGGATAAACTACTCTTCAATGATTATGAAATCATGAGTGAACTTACAACATTCATTCAGAAACATAATTCGTTTGAAGCTGAAGAAGGTTGCAATGATGACTTAGCTATGTGTCTAGTCATTTATGCATGGTTAGTTGCTCAAGATTATTTTAAAGAATTAACAGATCAAGATGTAAGAAAAAAATTATACGAAGAGCAAAAAAATCAAATAGAGCAAGACATGTCCCCATTTGGTTTTATTGTTGATGGAACAGAGTCTGCGAGTTTTGTTGATATTGATGGGGATAGGTGGTTTACTGATGAGTATGGAGATATGTCTTATATGTGGGAATATAACTAATGGAATTGGATAAGCAATTAAAATTGGGGCATTTATTGCTTACCGATAGAAAATGTAGGATATGCGCCAAAACAAAAAATTTAATAGATGGATTTTATCGTACTAGAAAAGATAAAGGACCTGTTGCTTCATCATATTCATATGAGTGTAAAGAGTGTACTATTAAAAGGATCGTAAAATCAAAAAATTTCCATCAACCTCCACTCTCATGGGAATATCCTGACTGGTAACCAATTCACGTCACGTTTCCCCCTTGTAAAGTAACTTTTTAATAAATATTTTTTAGATAAACTGAGACTTCAGGAGAAAGACATGGCGACTCCTCAATTATCTCCAGGTGTAATTACCAGAGAGGTTGACTTAACTGTTGGGAGAGCTGATAATGTTTTAGAAAACATTGGTGCGATTGCTGGACCTTTTGCAATTGGACCTGTTGATGAACCCACTACAATTAGAACAGAGCAAGAGTTAATCAATACCTTTGGAAAACCACTATCTACAGATGGACAGTATGAGTACTGGATGACGGCATCCTCATTCTTGTCTTATGGCGGAGTTCTTAAAGTTGTAAGAACTAGTGGAACTACCCTCAATAATTCTAGTGCTGGCGTTGGATCTGCTTCATCCCCAGATATTCAAATTGATAACTACGATGATTATGCTACCAATCACTCTGCTGTTTCGGTAGACTTTACATATGCTTCTAAAAATCCAGGATCATGGGCGAATAATTTAAAAGTTTGCTTTATTGATGATTTAGGAGATCAGATTGTTGGCGTATCAACAAATGATCTAGGAGCACTTGGAGCAACTATTGGGGCTGGCGTTACAACTCTGTTAACCGGAGAAGCTATTCCAAAATCCAATGGAACTATAGAATCTTTTACTGGATATTTAAAAGGAATTATCACTGGCGTAACAACAGACGCAACAAACTCAAATAGTAAAGTTACATTAAAAATTCTGTCCAGAGTTTCTGCAGCTGGAACAGAATCCAAAATTACTTACGGCAAAAATACAACCTATGCAGCATTCCCAGTTGGGTGTGATTTAAAATTTGTAAGTAGTGCTGGAAATGTTTTAAATCCAACTACCACTTGCTCATGCACATCAGTTTCAGATTGGTATGAAGAGCAAACATTAGGATTATCAAATGCGACAATATACTGGAAGTCTATTGCACCCAAACCAGTATCGAATAATTCTTCTTTAAATTCTAGTGGTAGAAATGATGGATTGCATGTTGTTTTAGTTGATGATACTGGAAATGTTACTGGAGTAAAAGGCAATATCGTTGAGAAGCATTTAAATCTTTCCAAGGCAGTAGATGCTGTTTCAAATGAAAACGCACCAACAAAGATTTGGTATAAAGATTATCTTGCTTTATATTCGAATTATGTTTATGCGGGGAGAAATCCATCAAGTGCTGTGGATGCTTATTGGGGAACAACTCCAAGGGCAACTGGATTTACAACATATTCTGGAGTTCCATCGGCTTCATTTACTCCACTCTCAACTGCTAATGGTCTTTGGGGGCAAAATGCACAAGGAATTGAATTTAGTGCAATTGGTAACGTTACATATACATTAACTGGTGGAGTTGATTATCAAGTAGGTGGAGGAATGAATGCAGATTTGACGAACATAATTTCGTCATATGACTTATTCTCCAATAAAGATCGTTACCCTGTTGACTTTATTCTTGGCGGTCCCGGAGAAGCGAGCGAAACAGAATCTCAAGCAAAAGCAGCTAAATTAATTTCTATTGCAGAAGGTAGAAAAGATTGTATTGCTTGCATCTCACCTTATTCTGCAAATGTTCTTAACATTACAAATTCAGATACTCAGACATCTAATGTTGCATCATTCTTCTCAGGAATAAATGCATCAGTATCATCAAGTTCTTATGCAGTCTTTGATTCCGGATATAAGTACATGTATGATAGATTCAACAATTCATTTGAATATGTACCTTGCAATGGTGACGTTGCTGGATTGATGGTTAGATCTTCACTCAATTCATATCCTTGGGTTTCTCCTGCAGGACAACAAAGAGGAATTCTTAATAATGCAATTAAACTTGCATATAATCCTTCAAAAGATCAAAGAGACATTCTTTATACTGCTAGGGTTAATGCAATCATCAATCAAAGTGGTGTTGGTATCCTTCTATTTGGGGATAAAACTGCTCTAGGATATGCATCTGCATTTGATAGAATCAATGTAAGAAGATTGTTCATTACTGTAGAGAAGGCACTTGAAAGAGCAGCTCAATCACAACTCTTTGAACTCAATGACGAAATAACAAGATCCAATTTTGTTAATATCGTCGAACCATATCTTAGAGATATTCAAGCTAAGAGAGGACTTTATGATTTCCGTGTTATTTGCGATCAAACAAATAATACTCCTGACGTAATTGATAATAATGAATTTAGAGCTGATATTTTCCTAAAACCAACTAGATCAATTAATTATGTAACGCTAACTTTTGTTGCTACCCGCACAGGAATTAGTTTTGAAGAAGTCACTGGTAGAGTTTAATCATTATCTAAATTAATTACAGACGGAGGAATCCAAAATGTCCACCCTAAGAACAATCACAAACTTCAAATCTAGATTAGCTGGTGGTGGTGCAAGACCCAACCTATTTGAAGTAACCATTCCATCATTCCCAACTGCAGCTTTAGGTGCTCAATGGGATAATGAAACATTTCAGTTTCTATGCAAAGCAGCAGCTTTACCAGCATCAAACGTAGCTCCAATCGATGTACCTTTTAGAGGTCGCATTTTAAAAGTTGCTGGAGACAGAACTTTTGATACTTGGACAGTTACGGTCATCAATGATGAAAACTTTAGATTAAGAACGGCATTTGAACTATGGATGAATGGTATCAATAAACTAGATAATGCAACAGGTGCAACAAGTCCTTCATCATATATGACTAATGCAATTGTTCACCAACTTGGAAGAGGTGCTGGAACCAGAGAGGCAACAACAAATAATCAATCTTCTGGTGGAACATCAATTACACCACTGAGAACATATAAGTTCTATGATATTTTTCCAACTAATGTTTCTCAAATTGATCTTTCTTATGATACTTCAGACACTATTGAGGAATATACTGTAGAATTCCAAGTCCAATACTGGTCTGCAGGTAGTACCTCTGATAATGGCGGAGCTACTGACGCAACTAACGTTGTAATAAGATAATAAATAGTAGAAAGAAATTTTTAATTAATAATGGCGAAATTATTTGGATTTTCTATTGAGGACACAGAGCCAACTTCTCAGACTACAGTATCACCCGTCCCCCCCAACAGTGAGGACGGGTCTGATTTTTATCTGAGTAGTGGTTTTTTTGGTTCTTATGTAGATATTGAAGGTGTTTACAGAACAGAATTTGATTTAATTAAAAGATATCGTGAAATGGCTCTTCACCCAGAATGTGATAGTGCTATTGAAGATATTGTAAATGAAGCTATTGTTTCCGATTCTGATGATAGTCCGGTAACTATTGAACTATCAAATTTGAATGCTAGCGATGGAATTAAGAAAAAAATTAGAGAAGAATTTAAATATTTACTTGAACTTTTAGATTTTGATAGAAAGTCTCACGAAATTTATAGAAATTGGTATA